TAGATACATCCTTTCTATCTTCTTCGCCAAATACAAACATTAGGTTAGAATCCTTTATTCGCAACAAAGCCCATTCTACAGGGACATCAATTGATTCTCTTCTCAAGATAATACCAAAAGGTGTTTGTAGACGGGTTATTGTAGCATCTTCGCTTAGAGATACTTTAGGCAATTAAACACCTCAAAGGTTTCCGTAAACTCTTACTCTAACTGTACCGCCATCAGCATCATTAGACAGTGTTGTTCCACTAGCAACTGTTGTGTGCATAAAAGCAACGGATGTCGCTGATTCATATGCACCTGTAGCAGAACATTCTACTTTAATACCGATATCATTAGTGCTGTTGTTAGGGTTATCGTCGCCTGTAATCATAACCGCAGTAATAGTCTTTAATCCGAAATCGGAAGCGGGTATAACTGAACCTGCCGCAACTACTTGAGTAATATCACAAATAGCGTCAACGAAGTATTCGTCTCCTGAGACTCTAGGGGTAGTCATACCCTTATGGTCTGCTAAAATTGTAACTGCTTTAACTAATCCCAATTAAAACACCTCACTTTAAGTTAGTAATTTTGCCTTGACCCTTAAAGTATGAACAACCAACTTCTGCAATTGTTCTGTAAAGAGCCTTGTTTCCAAGTTGATTTACACCGAATGGGTTTCCATTGCTAATACCATCTTCAAAGTATTGAGTTGGTTTCATAACAGATAGCCACATATGGTCAGTATCAAGGAATAGCATATCGCTAATTGTTCCACTGTCAACAGAAGTGCTTTGCATAGAGACTACAGGAATTAGTGGTATATCGTAGTAAGTAGCAACTCTAAATCCAACTTCTGCACCTTTTGTTCCTCTAACACCGTTTACAGTTGGGACAATCTCTTTTCTATCCATGAATCTTTCTTGGCTTTGTAGCAAGTCAGAAAGAGTTTGGATAGTATCATATCCTGTTAGAATAACCTTTGGAGAACCACCGTTTTCACGGAGTTGTCGCAATAGACTGTTCATAATTGTTAGTGTAAATGGTCTTGAATCTCCACTTGCATATCCGTCACCAAAATCAATAGTTGCATCTAGGAAAGAAGCATCATCACGGTTAGTTCCGTAAATGTGGTATGCTTCGTGACCATCAGCAGTAAGTGAACCTTGTGGGAAGTTATCGCTAACCATCTTGTCTAATTCTGCATTTGAAGAAATAACTTTGTAAAGTGAAGTATAGTTTCTTTCAATGTTTGCTGCTGCATTAGTTTTATCTGCTTGTACATATGCTTCTAGAGGAGAAACTAGCATTAGATTCTGTGATTCAGCATGGTGCTTACCCATGTCTTCTCTCATCTGCGCTCTAATGTCACCAATTCCATCGTCAATTGCCGCCATTTCCATAGCCAATTCGCTGAAATCAAATTGATGTGCAACGATTTTCGGAGACATATTCAATACAGAATATTCCGGAGCAATAGCAATTAATCCACCAGTAGATAGTGAAGCGTTTTCTTCTACACCACCAATTACATCTAATCTTGGGTTGTCGCCACCGGGATTAGTTGCTGTAGCCAAAGCACCAGTTTGAACGAAAGCATGTTTGTTACCGCTTCCACCAGCAGGTCTTTTTGATAGAACTCTCCAACCACTAGAAGTATATGGCCTCTTAGCCATAACTGATAGAGCATTTACTTCCCTGTTTAGCATTGACCAAACCTTTTGTCCGTATAGAACATTGTAAAGATTACCTGCAACACCAGTAGTAGGTTGTGCTTGGGAAGATGCATCATGACCAGCATGAATGCCACTTACTGCCCCTGCGGTTTTCAAAAGCATGTTACTGCTTCCACCGAGACTAAATCCGTATGTTTGTGCTTCTAAATCTGCTATTGTGTTAATATATCCTGACATTTTAATAACCCCCTACCATTTTGTGAATGTCATTCCATTCCATTTCTGCAATTTCATCCAAAGATGGGAGTGTAACTTTACTATCTTCTGTTGCTTTTAGGATTGTTTCCTTTTCAGCAGTTAAAGACTTTCTTAATTGTGTGAATTCTTCTTTTAGAGAAGCGATTTCACTAGCGGCATCATATTGCGACTTTGCTAGCCTGTCTTCTCTTAGAGATATTTCACTTGAAAATCTAGTTTCAAATGTCTTTTGAAGATTGTCGTAAGCCAACTTCTCAAGTTGCTCTTGACGGAAAGCCTCGTAAGCCTTCTCAATGTTTTCATTTGACAAATCAAGAGTATCGAATTCATTTGAATCAAAAGCCTTTACAACTGGCATATCAGTTGCTTTAGGTTTTCCATTATCAATAACTATTCTATCTGCCGGTTCTCCGATTTCGACACCTGCACCATCTAGAGTAGAAACAACGGCTTTCATTTCATCATCTTGATAATCGCCTTTTTCCTCTTCTAGTGGAGCCATTTCTCCATCATCCATCTTTTCGTCCATTATTTTTTCTTCTTCTTTCATATCCATGCTCTCCATTTCTTCTTTTCTTAGAGAATTGACCTCACTCATAAGTGTGTCCAATTCTGCAAGCGCTTTTTCTAATTTACTCATATTATTTACCTTTTCTTGTTTCAATATATCAAACCTTGCTTCCGGGTTAATTCCTTTTTCACAAATCGTAACCTCATGTAACTCTAGTTTGCTTATTTCATTGTATTGTCCTAATTCGGGGTGGCTTTTCTTTACTTTTTGAATTGCCTGTCCCCCTATACTAAAACTCCTCAATGAACCTTTTCTTACGCCTCTATTAATTTCTTTGGCTTTTTCTATGTCGTCTCTTAATTTAATCACTACAAAGAATCCTACATCATCAACTTCGGTTTTCCATATTTTTCCGCTTTTGTCTCTATACGATTTTACTACTTCCCCGACTTGAACATTAGAATGATTAGTCATTACATTTCTAAACTTCGGGTTCTCCATATATTTTGTTACTGCATCTTGTAGTGCTTTAAGTGTAATTAAGTCATTTTGTTTATCAACGATTTCTATGCTTGCATATCCTCCAATCATTAAATCGTCTTGACTTTTGAGAATCCTGAAATCATTAGATGGTCTTGCCACAGTAGCGGAACTCATTCTCCTCAACACCCTCTTGTTAAACCGACTATTTAAAGAACAGCCCATTAACGGGGAATATCAATATAATTGAATTTATCTTCATATATATTCCAAATACCTTTATCTTCTTCTTGGTCTACTGGTTTTTGTTCATATCCAGTCCATGCTAACCACATTTTCTTATCTTTTACGGGAAGAACTCTAATATGTAGTTTAGTTTCAAACTTATTTCCTTCTAAGAAATATTCATGATAGCCATGTCTTTGAACTCCTAATTCGACTTTACCTGTATCAATTGTCTTTTCTTTGTCAATAGTCTTAGCAACTTCAGCAGGGTATTTGCCCGCTTTACCAAACATATCAAACAACTCCTCTTCGTCTTGTATATCTACTAACCAATTGATTGATTCATCACCTAACTTCATTACAATATTTAGGTTGTTATCTTTTCTCATATAGATTTTGAATTCTCCTTCTCTATATTCTTCGGGAGTTTTATATGACTTTAACATGGCGTATTTATCGGAAAAATCCGAATCAAATCCTGTGCTACACTTATCATATTCTTCAATAAAAGTTGTCATTTGAGTAAAGTATGGTTTTTCTCTAATTTTATTTACCAACGAATCACACGGCATATTTAATAAAGCCTCACCATAATAAGCCGCAGTATAGTGCTTTATCTTTTCTTTTGATGATTCAGTAATTCTGTCTTCTTCCGATTCACGCTCAAGCGAAATTCCATCTAGGTAGGCAGTAAATAAATAGTCCCTATCTTCTTCCGAGTCAGCAGTTATGTCAAATAGCATATTAAACACATCGTCAAAACTACCCATAATGCGTTTTTCAATAAAGCCAATTATTTTTTGCTTTAGTTCATTACAACATTTGTCTTCCGAACCACTACCAATCATAGATACCATAGGTATTTCTTTCTGTCTTTCAATGGTTACTGGAACATTAGTCATTGGCGTTTTTTTTTCATCCATGAACCTAGATAACATCTCTAACTTTTGTGATTTTTTGATAGAATCATTAAGTCTTTTTTTAATAGAATCATTGAGCATTATTTTATTTGGATTTGAGAATAACTTATCATCACTAAATTCAATACCATCTCTTCTTTCCGACCAATCCTTTAGTTCAGAAAATTCACTTTCTAATACATCTTCATATAATGAAGGGTGCTTTTCAACTAAATAATTATGAACAGACTTTGGTGATTTGGCTCCATTTAATTTTAAGAATTGAAAAATAGCATTGGTAAGCAAACTTTGTTTAGTTTTCATTATTTCTTCTACTTGTTGTTTCCACATATCTAAATCCTTAATAGCATTCTTAGACATTAAGTTATTCTTTTCAAAACCATAAACAGTAAATCCATCCATAGTAGATTTAGCAATAACAGTAGTTTCACCATGAATATGGTCAGTCAAAACAATACCTTTCTTCAAAGCATCAATAGAATAATTAAGAGATTTTTTTGTGTCTTGTGCCAATAGTTCTAGAGTTACTTCTTTATCCGGTTCAGTAACTTCCGGTATCTCAATTACCTTTGCCGAGAATAGAGTATATCTATCCCCTGCCCTTTTCACTTCATCTACCTTAACCCTGATTATACTACCAATATCAACATTAATTTTTGTATTCAATGCCTTTCCTACATTCATGTATTTTTTACCTTGATAATCTTCTATGAATTTACCCTCTTCTTCGGTAGTAGATATTCCTAGAGTATAAGAATATAAGTTACTTTTAGTTTTAGATTTATCTAATACTATTACATCTAAATCTACAAACTTCTTCCACTTAATCCATTTTGGATTCTTTCTTGTTCCTAAATAATAAGTAGATGTAGAGTCTTTTATTACTACTCCTTCCGAAGTTGGCATCTCCATAATGTCTTTAGAATACTCTTCTACATCTTTTAAATTATCTGCTTGTCTAGTATCTTTCTTTGAAGGAAAATTCAAAGCATCCGAAGAATGCATAGAATAATTATTAAACATTATAGTCATCCTATCACTCAATTCTTCATCTAATAGGTTTTGTTCATCGTGTCGCATAATATCGAAGACATGACATTTGAGTTTAGCATCAGGATATTTATTTTTAAATACATGGGCTATGGTATCTGCCCTATGTAATGGTTCATCCCCATCAAATAGAATTAATTCGGCATCTAAAATACAACTACCGAATTGTTTTTCTTTTAATTCTTTAACTATTTCTTTACACTTTTCTGTAATATCTTTCTTATTGTATGAAAATATTTTTACATTATTATCTATTTTTTGTAACTGTATTCTCATTCCATCATATTTTTCTTGAACAAACCAATCACCGCTAAAGCCTTTTAATTCGTTAATATCTTCTATATCAAATATTCTATACATTGGTTTATTCGGAACAATAAAATCTGTCAATGATTTTTCTTCTTCAGATTTTATTATCTTTTTAATGTTAAATGATTTTTCTTTCTTTTCTGTTTCAAACCCATCTATTTCTATTAGTTCATCTAAATCAGATTGTTCATATCTAGATAACATCAATAGTTCTAACATATCTAAAGCAGACTTAACTTTCTTTTCAACTGATTTGGAGTCTTTTCCGTCTCCATAATGCTCAATAATATATAGTGCCACATCATCTGATTCTAGGTCAAGACCCTTAAGACCAAGAGTAATATTATCACTAGACATATCTTTTATTGCATAAAGTTCATCGGGCAATATATTATCATCTTCTCTAAGAGCATAGTGAACAAACTTAACCATAACATCGGGATTTTCTAAAAGCGCCTCCAAAACTTTTCCTTTGAATCTTTTAGCAAAAGGGTCTTGAACTAAATCCGAGGAATACCTTAGCATTTTTATTGATTCAAATATTTTTTTTGCTTGTAAAGAAGTAGGGTCATTTCCTTCTTCGGATTCTAATAAATCATAATCCAAGTAATCTTTCATTTCATTACTAGTAGCGTCCATTTCTTCTGCTGAATCTTTAATTAATTCTATGGCGCTTCTCCATCTTCCGCCATACTCGGAAGGGTCATTTCTAGCAGATAGATAGGCTACTCTAACCTTTTCAAACAAACGAAGTATTTCTTGTGAAGGTTGCTTGTCCTTCTCAATACTGCTGAGTTTCATTCAGCATTCCTCAATTGCGGCTATATCCGGTTTTTGAAACACTAATACTAGCACCGTTTACATCTGCGTATGTTAGTGGCCGTCCACCTTTTTGTTGAGCGATTTTATCTAATTCATATTCAAAATCACTTTGAACCTGTTTATTGGGTAAGGTTTGCATTTCTGCTAATTTTTTTCTATAAAACTCTTCAGCATCACTTTCAAATTGTTTTATTGCTTTTTTGAAATGAGTTTCTTCTCCACCTAGACCGTAACCATCTTTTTTCCTAGTTTGGTTTTTTACTTTGTCTGCTTTTTGAGCCTTCGGGCGTTTTACCTTCACTTTTTCCATACGGTCATCTTTTTCATCCGGTAATCTATTACCTTGTAACGATTGATGTAATAATTCTTTAGCACTTCTAGCCTTTTCGATAGCAAGGCTAATCATTCTTTCTTCTTTTGTTACTCTTTCCGGCATTATTGGCCACCTGCGCTTTCTACCATCTTGTGAATATCTGACCATTCCATATTTGAAACATCAGTTATTGAAGAACCAATGTTGTTGTCAATAGTCGGTACTGGAGTTTCAGTAACAACAAAGCCGGACTTCATAAGTATGTTATCTTGAGAATATACTGTTTTCTCTAGGCTTTCTATTTTAGCACTAAGGGCTTTAATAATCGCAAGTAGTTCTTCATTAATTGTATTTTTTTTACTCATTTTTTCTCCTCCTGTCCTTTGGGATAAATTAAGTCTCTTAATTGACGATAGAGTAATTCATACTCCTTACGAAGTTTCGTAGCGGTAGCGACTATATCAATATTCCTTTCATCCATAGACTTAACCTTTTTGTTTAGTTTTTTATCTGATTTCATCAAATCTAGTTCTTTTAGCAAACTAACTAAGTCCCCTAACTTAGTAAAATCTTGACCAAAAAATTCTGTTGGTTCAGCCGCTTGAAGTGTCTTTTTTAGTTTCTTCTTTCCCTTTCCGTCTAAAGAATCTAAAACTCTTTTAGGAACCTGTTTCTTTTCTTTAAGGATAAAATCCTTTCCTTCTCCATAAAAATCCCATGTCATACTGCTTCACTCCTCATTAACTCTAGTGTTTGTTTTACTTCCTTTACATTTATATCTAATTTACTTAGTATGTCTATTGTCTTATCTGCATTGGATAAAGTTTCTTCTAACTCTTCTCCTGTTAAAGAAGTTAATCTTAGTTTGTAATCTTCACTTCTTAAATCGGAAGTATCTTTTCTTAACAATGAGAGTTTAATATCTTGTGCTAGTTTAACAGCATCCAATTCACCTGAATTTTTCAATTTTCTTAGGTTTTGATTTATTCTTTCCATTTCATCTTTACTGTCAAATATTATATTATAACTTTCATTTAATTTAGAAACAACTGAAAAGTATCGGGCATTTTCACTTTCTAAATCTTTAATTTGAGTATTTAGTTCTGTTAATCTATTATCAAATTCCACCCTATTAGGATTAATAGTTGTTCCTTCGGGTTCTTGTTCAAAATACTTTTCTGTAAGAATTTTGTATTGATTTTTTAATTTGTCTATCTTTTGTTTATCTGTGGTAAATATATTTTTATCCATTCGATTTACTGTAGACATTAATACCACTATTTCTTTTATTGATTCTTCAAATTCTTGAATACCATCTATTGTCTTTTGTAGTTTAGATAGTTCTTCCTTCGCTTTTGTCATTTCACTAGATAATATTCTTTCCATCAATTTATCTTTTCTAACATCAATACCTTTTCTTCCTAATATTACTTCTTCACTTTCTGCTCCTATACCGTATATTTCAGGTTTTAAATCGGCAGTAACTTCTAGACTTTCTTTTATTTTATTGTTAGCAAATTCAATTAATTCTTTTCTATTTTCTTTATCTTCATACGATTCTAATGTAGCAATTCTTTCTATAAGAGGTATTTCTAATTCATATAGTGTTTTTAATTCTGCTATTAATTGTTTTAATTTATTCATTTTCGCTATAAAATTTTTAGGCCTATTATCTTCTAGGCTTTTCTTAGCCGCTTCTATTGCTTGTAAATATTTTTTCGGGCTTCTTCTTGCTCTAGGTGTTCTATCAAATTGATTAATATGTAGATTCTTATACACATCTGCAAAGGACATATCTTCTTCCCCTTCGACAGGATAACTTTTCTCCATTAAAGTTAGTAGTTCTTTTTGTATATTAGCAACATCAATATCTTTTTTCTTATTTCTAGAAACAAACTCTTGAGTTTCTTTATCTAATCTTTTAGGAGGTGTAGGAGCAACTAACTTACCATCTGTAATGTTTCTATCGGATTCTACTAAAGCGTTGTTATTCCTTTCTAATATACTCATAGCGTTTAAAATAACATCAGATTTATTCCTGTTCTTTCTAACTAAGTTATCATAACTGGCTGTATTAAACAACTCATAACCGGAAGACAGTTCTGGATTTTTTTCCAACTGTACTTGATTAGATAAATCTTTTAATGAACTCAATGAATTTTCTAGAATTTCATATTTCTTTCTAGCCTTTAAGAATAGGTTATATTCAAACTTTGTGGAAGAAACTTCTTTATCTTTATCTTCCTCTAAAGAATCCTCTTCAACTTTTGATTCTCCTACTCCATATCTTTGTGAACCTTTTCCTCCTAATTGTGTTTGGAAGGCTTGTTCTTCTTCATCTATTTCTTTTTCTGCTTTAGCGATAAGTTTTCTATATGTTGCCATGTTAGAATTATTCATATTATCTAAAAGAGATTTAATTATTTCTTCCTTTGTGGCTTTACCAATTAACTTCGTTGTATTTTTGTCTAAAGACATTTTTGATATTAAAGAATCAAAGGAGTTTTCTTTAGATAATTCTATGTACATATATCTTCCTCAGAACGGTATGTTTTCTTTTCTTCCTCTTCTTTTAGGCGGTAAGGATATAACATCGGGAATATCATTAGATGCTGGAGTTGGTTTATGAGAAGTATCGGGAGGTAATCCCCCTAATGATAAATCCCTATTCTTTTTTATCTTAGTATCAGCATTGGCATTAATAGCCTTTACTTTCGCTAATTCTTTCTTCAGTCTTATTTCCTTTTGTCTCAAATCTTCTGTCATCAACCTATCCTCCTATCATTTCGTCTATCTACATTTTGATTACCTGCATCTACTGGTAATCCTGTTAATCTTTTATCGGGGGCGACACTCATACTCGGCTTGCTTCTTGATGTTGGCGGGTTCTCTTGTGGTTTACTACCGCCACCTTCTGCAAACATTCTTGTTTGTTCATCTAAATCTCTTTGGTCTAAATTAGAACCTGCTAGTGGGTCTAATTCCACTGATTCGTCTCCTTTAGGAGATTCACCTTCTTGTGGTTCTTTCGGTTCAGGTTTAGAGAAAGTAAAGTTACCATCTTCATCCATTTCAACATCAAATCCTAAATTCTTGATTTGACCTGCAATACCTACTTCCAGTTCTCTCTTTCTTATTACTGCTATTTCATCTTCTTCTTCGCTTGGAGGAAGTTTCAATACCCAATCAGTAATGCCAAATTGTTTAATTAAGAATGGAAATACATAATTGTTGTAAACATTCTGTGCCATTTGAACTGCTCTATTAGTTACAAGTATTTGCATACCTTCATTATTTAATCCACCACTTGTAGTATTATCAGCCATAAAGACTTTACTTACACCATAGAACGCTGATATTCTATCTCTCAAATCGTCTTTAACAGAAACATAATCCATTTCTTTTAGACTATCCATAAATTTAATCCACTCAACAGAACCCTTTCCTCCTTCTGCTTCTATTCCCATTACAGGAATAAAGTGAGGGTCAGTTTCCATTTTCTCTTTTACTGAACGCCAAAAAGAACGCATTGAATCCATATTTCTAGTTTGAACTGCTAATAGTCCTCTAGGCATTCGGCTCTTAGTATAAGAAGAATTTACATAGTTTTCCATAGCAAGAAGAGTAGTAATGTGATTGTAAAGAGTAATGACCGGAGACATACCATATAGCCTAGAAGGACTATATTTGCTAAAATGCAATACTTCTCCCTTTAAGAAATACTGGTCTTTTCCTCCAACCCTATTTACATAGTGGACGGGGTAGAGGGAACTTCCACATTCCTCACATTTTTCATGCGGTTCTGTTCTTAGTTGCCCTCTATGATTTACGCAAGTAAACCCCTTAGTTCCTCTTTGCCCCACTTCATCCGAGTATATAGCCATAGTTACTGGGTCGCCTCTATATACTTCTTTTATTCTATGCATGCGAATTTTTTGATTACCGTCAATAAAATATTCTTTTACTAAAACAATGTAAGCATCATCCATAATATTTAAATCGTCTTCTAGTTCTTTTAGAACATCAATGAATAGTTGCTCAGATTTATTGATGTAGCCTTCTATAAATTTCTCAGCATATTCTAATTGTTTTACATCCGGATTTCTTAGATTAGTGCTTCCACATCTAGAGCATTCTGAAACTGGTCTTTGATGTTCTTTTTTACAATCCATGCAATATGCTTCATATGCTTTTTCCCAAACATATCCTCTACGGAATATTTCTTGCTTAAGTTGAGTAACACAAGTTCTAGTAATAACTGAATTTTGAACTAAATGATAGAGAAGAGGAGCGGTCATTAAACTACTTCGTTGCTTCTCTTGAATACCAATATTGTATATTTCTCTATCAGCAGGTTTTGGTGTTGACCTTCTAAATAAATTAGTTATGCTAAAACCTCTCTTCTTTTCTACCATAGCACTACCTCCCTTATTCTGCTACAGATGTTGTTTCTGTTATGAATCCTTCGGGGAATTTTTGTCGTCTTTTTTCTAAACTTCTAACTAGTTCTGTTGCATAAGTTAGTTCCTTAAGGTCAATACCTGTATCATATCCGTTATTGTTTGCCCAATTTATTAATTGGTTTGTAGATAAATTACTTCCACTATCGGGCATAAAAGGACACCCACCTAAACCGTTTATACTAGAATCGAATGAGTTTATTCCCCAGTCTAAGGCTGATTTAACATTAGAAAATATATTGTTGCTCCCTGTCTTTTTTTCATGTAAATGTAAAGATATTTTACTATCAATCCTTTTTGTTAGTTCTAATGTTCTAGTTACTTTACTAGGATATGCCGCTCCAATAGTGTCACATAAAACAACATCTTCTGCTAAATTACTTGCTTTTTCTATACTGTCTTTAAGTTTGTAATCAGAAGGCAATCCTTCAAATGGGCAACCAAAAGCACAAGAAATATATGCTCTAATGTTTTTTCTATCTTCATCTTCTAGCATTTTTTCTAACCCGATATAAGTTTCTTCTAAAGTTTTACCTAAATTCCTATAGTTGAATTCATTTGATGGTGAAAAAAAGACATTGAATTTTTTTGCTCCTAGTGCTTTAGCCCTTTCAAATCCTCGTTGATTTGGAATCAAGACTCCAAAATCTGCTAACTCTTTTGTGTTTAGAAATACCTCTTCAGCATCAGCCATATTAGGTACTCTTTTAGGATGAACAAAAGAAGTTATTTCCATATTTTTTAATCCCGCTTGGTATAAATGATTAATTAAATTAACTTTATTATGAGTAGATACTTTAAAATTACTATTTTGTAAGCCATCTCTCGGCCCAACTTCATAAATTTCTATATCCAGCCCTATTCCTCCTTTAGAATAGTTCCACCAATTTGCTCCATTTCATCCATCAAAGACACTTTACAGTTTTCTTTGTATTTTGAAATATCATCAAGATTAATGTTTTCTTTAGACCAATCATAGCCTACATGGTCTTTATGATTCTCCCACTTCATTAATTTAAAAATTTCATCACATCTTGGTTTGTACCAATCGGCTTTCTTATACGATTTCTTCATACGAATAAGTTCTAATAATAACTTAGCATTACCCTTCTTTAATCTAAAGTGAGGTAAACACTTTGTTAAAAGATTAGTTACATCTTCTTGAGAATAAAAATTTAATCGCTGAATTAGGCGAGTCTGCTGTGGTGATTTTTGGTCTAAATGCATCCTACCATAACCTATTGATTTATGCATTTCCATCATGAAAGCCTTTCCTCTTTCTCCTGTAGCAATCAAACCAACTCTAGGATTCATGTTACGGTCAAGAGTAATATATCCATCCGAATCAATAAATGCAGCAGTATAAGCCCAAATATTCTTTTTTATTTCACTAGAGAATTTATAATATTGTCCTTCTAAAGAAACAATGTCTAACTTTTTAATCATTTTTGATATAACATTAGGAGAACATATTCTATGCATTTTAGTTGGCATTCTTTCATGTATTGCTTTAGCCCCTATTCCTTGATGTTCGCAAACCATTTTTATTATGAATTCTTCTTGTTTTTGCTTTTTAGATTTATTTAGAGATTGGTCAGTAATTTTAGAAATACATCCTCTAAAATCTCTTTTTGCTAATGACATGGTTTTAGACAAACTAGCGTAATCTTTTCCATAAGCCATATCTTTTTGTTCTATTTCTGCTTCCCAATATTTACACAAAGCATCTATTACTTCTCGTCTAGATGATATGTCTTTCATCTTATGTAATTTATGTAAATCTTTTTCATTGAATCTCATTTTTAATAGTGTTTGTTTGTAAGGTGATAACCAATGTATAGAGTCTATACACTTGAATAAGTGGTCACTGTAAGCATCTATCATTGTGTCAATAGCCTTAGTCATTTTTTCTCTATGTTCTCCCTTTAATTTTCTTCTAGATTTTCTCATAGTTTTAATTAAATCCGGAATAGTTTTATCTTCTACAACATATTCTTTGGGAAAAACATCTAGCATATTTCTTGCTTGACTAGCATTTATACTATACATATTGGAAATTTTATTTATTTCATCATATTCGGAGAGAACTTCTCCAACTGAAAATTTTAATTCAATATCTAATTCTCTTTCTACTAAATCTTTAGTATTTTCTTCCTCATCTTCTAATTCTGCTAGCCTTTCCATTTGAGTAGCGGCCTGTCTATATTGTTCAGATGTAACCATATTTATTCCTCAAAAATTTAGACCCAATCCATAATTCACTTTAGATTTAGGAGAGTCATTGAATAAGCCCATATCATCAAGAAGTATGAAGTTATCTGTCATTTGGTATGTTGCGGCGTTTGCTAATGCTAGACTCATAACCATGTCGTCATGTGCGCCGACTCCCTCAAACTTACCTCTTTCAGTAATAGCAAACATAGATAATTCTTCTATTAATGCTGATGTTACTCTACGGCTTTCTTCGTTACCGTATGGAAAATTCATTTTATTGTTTTCTAAAGTCATTTGTAAATTTAAAATAATTTCTTGCTTTTTTCTTCTAGTAGTATTAAAATCATGAACATTCAAATCAGCAACTTGCCTAAGTTCTTGAGTAAAAGATTTGGCAAAAGTGTTGGTTTCAAACAATATAACTTCGGGTCTAAACATTTGACCAATGAGTTTCACCTTCTGTATATTTTCACGAAACTCTACATTCTTTGCTCGGTCAATATATACTATTGATTTATTTTCATCAGCATCCATTTCTATAACAGTAATTACATTGTAATCTCCATCAGTAGAAATAGCAGGGTCTACGCCGACAAAGTATTTGTAGCCTTCTCGCTTCAAAGGTTTCAAAACCAAATCTTTGTTTTTCGCATTGTCTAGATGCTCCGGATTGAATAGAGAAGTTCCAGTAGAGATAGGAACGCACATATATTCTCTTGTGAATTACAATGAGCCTATTTCTTTCTTTCTCTCCATCAAAGAATCATAATCCCAACGATTAGGCCACAAAGGTTCGTTTAACGCATTAACACAAGGATAAGTCCTAACCGTATATACTTCATTTTCAGCAAGTTGTTGGTAAATATCTGTATAACTAAATGGAGTTCCAATAACTCTTAAAGAAGCAGTATGGTGAAGTGTTGGTATCATGTCACCATAAAACCAATCTGTAACTTTTTGAATTCCACTAATACTGAACTCTTTCAAAGGGTCGTCAATAATAATCTCTTGAGGATGAAGTCCACGAATCTGTGAACCAACAGAACGCTCCAAGATTTGATTACCATTAGTTAATGTAATGTTTCCTATTGCCCATCCCCTAACAGGTTTGAATTTTTTAAGTAAGGGGTGTAAAAATAACTTATCAATATCTCTCATGTGAACCATAGTCTGTTTTTGGTTAGATGAAATATATATCATTTGATAAGGTGGCGGTTGAAACACTAAATTCCAAACGACCCAAGCATGCATAAATACTGATTTACCGTGACCTCTAGAACAAATGATTACGGTTCTTTGAGTAGTATTCATCAATTCATGCCATTCTTTTTGATGGTTAGCAAAGTCTAATCCTAAAACACTTTGGAAAAAATAAGGAAACGAGTTTTTAGATAGCCTCATATCCATTTGATGTTCAAGATTTAAATTATCCAAATCCATGCTATCACCCAAATATTCTCTTTAAAAAAGTTTTATTTTCTTTTGATAAGTTTTGTATGCCATATCTTCCATAGGCATCGTTTACATTTTTTATTACTGGTTGTCTAAATTCACTACCTCTCATGCCTTCATTTCTTGCTCTAAGACCTAACTCAAATGCAACTATTTTATTCTTATCTTTTAGAGATAATGGCTTAACAGTTCCTTTAGACTTCACCTTTAAAGAATCTACCCATCCGACTAATTGTGCCATAGCCTTAGTATTTGTTTTGAATGGAACGACTCCTGCACCTATTTTACCAAAATAACTATCAACAAATTTAGCCTTTGATGGGTCAGTTGTTGCAGGATGTTTTAGGTAGTTCTTTAATTTTAGATATGGGTTGTTTGGAAACTCCGAAGTATATGCGGCATATTCCTGTCTTTCGGGTTTCTCATCATACTCTCTAAATATATTCGGTGTGTCTAAATCCCTAGCATAAAAATATCCTTCATGCCCTGCTTCATGAGATATGGTTCTCTTAATTATTTCTTCTATTGCTTTTTCTTTCTGTTCATCAGTTATTTTTATTTCTTCCCCGCCTTTTTTGTAGTCGAGTTCTTTCTTACGAGCCATCATATCTACTGCATTTTTTATTTCAGTAAGATAAACTCTAATCACTCCTTCGTGAGTAGAGTCATTGTAATTATTAAGAATAGTAGGGTGAATATATTGTGCAATAGCACCTATAGGAACATTTAAGCCTTTATCTCTTATTTGCTTATTAGTAAGGTATTTGACTTCACCTTTCCTAATGACACCCCACCACTTTAGCATTATTTTCACTTACCTGCTTTCAGCAATTCAAACAATTTCTTAATTCCAAACTTATCCCCTACGCAAATTTAATTTAGAACTATTGTCTAAATAATCCAATACTTTTGTTCTTATTGCTTCCGATAAAGGCACCCTTTTAATTTTTTTAGCAGTTCGTGTAGTATATTCATATTTTTCTTCATCCGACATATTATTCATTCTAGAAACAAATTCAGAAACAGATTGTTCTATTATAGCACTACCGGCTAATGTTTTCTCTTGTAAGTCTCTCGCTATCGCACTTAATATTTTTAATGAATTTTTAGTTAACTCTTCACCATATTCTTGTCGGTGGCTTTTAATTTGTTCGGCTATTTGGTCTAATATATCATGAACAGCACTTAAAAAAGAATCAACAGTAGATTCCATAACAGCGATTTTTGGCTTTTTTTGAGTAGTTGCACCAGTAGCATAAGCATAGGCTTCATCTACAGCAATCATTTCCATCATTCTCATTCCCGTATCAATCAACCTATTAGTTGAACCTTCTTTTCTATTCAATGTGTCTACTATGTGGTTCCCTAAATCACTTACGAATGAATTCATCTTCTCTTCTAGAACTGAATCAACTGCTTTATGTGCCGCTTCATGGGTGACAATCAAATCTAAATCAGCAAACACTTTTTCTTCAGAATCTCCTTCTTTATAGGGAAAATTACCAAGATTCAAAGTTATTTCTTTAGTACCCGGGTCATAGAAAGCACTAGCGTTTTGTTTAGGGTCAAAAATGACATTATCCACTTTGAGTATATCTTTCCAATTCATTAACTTCCCTTCCGCCACTTTTTGTTTTTCTTTTCTTTGGTTTTCTTTCGATTCCATTTTACTTTATTAGCCCAATAAGCCGCAGACATTTTACCTCTTTTGATATTTTCTTTATGTCTTGATTCAAACTGTCTTCGTTGCCCTTCT